AAGAGGATGAAGTCCGCCATCCACCGGCCGTCCATTGTTCGCGGCCACTTCTTGCATGGGCGTTTGGCTGTCGGGCCGCATGAGAGCTTGAGCCGTCGCCATGTCTGGTAGGTGGCTGACTGCGACATGCCGTGCAGCGTGTTGCCCTTGTTCCAGCCTTTTTTCTTTTTCGGTTCGTCTGTCATCAAACTCTCCAACTCTTTGAGACGGCGTCTCAAACACCAACGCTTTGATACACACTATTCGAATTAAGGATAAGTATAGCAGAGTTCAAGGTCGTTGTCAAGCAAGATCTGATGCAAAATCCAGAAGCGAGAACGGGTGCTAAACGTGTGGGCCTGTTCTGTAGGGAGACAGCTGATCCCAACACACATTCTAACTACAACACAAGTTTAGGTGCTGAGATTAATGAGTTGGATCAATGCGTTAGCCAAAAAGGTCGAATAGTGCGCAAAAACATAGCGGTTCTTTTTTACGGGTTTGAACGCAAGATCTTTGTTTCGCATCAGATCTTGGTTGATCGGGTGTTGAACAAGATCGGGTGCTGAACACCAAGATCTTGCGTTCGTTTCCGAAAACCCATGCGTATCCCCTCAAAAATGGGGTCTTAACTAACTATCTTACCTTTTAAAAGAAATAGAATAGATAAGACCCCTCATTTCCTTGGAGTTTTCAAGGCGCGGTTTCGCATCAGATCATGGATTGGCTGGGTGCTTATTGCCGGTTAAGCATCAGATCATGGCGTGTTTTGCCCTGTTTTGGCGTCATGATCGGATGCAAAACGGTTTGCGCACCCGATCTTGGGCTGCGTGACGTCTGATTTTCGTACTGATTTACTACTGTCAGGATCGGGTGCTGAAGCGTTTTGCATCCGATCATGCTGTGTATTTCCAGCACTCGATCTTTGTTTTGCATCAGATCATGCTGTGTATTTCCAGCACTCGATCTTTGTTTGGCGTGCGCGGCGACAAGATCGAGTGCTCAATCCAACGCAAAAAGGCCCGGCTTTCGCCGGGCCTCTCAATGTCTTGTCAGGTGTCGCTTGTTTGAGACGCCGTCTCAAACTCCAATCATTTGCCGCGTGATTTACGCGCCTTTCCTGCCACGACGCTGGCAGGAACCACAACCGGAGCTTGCTCAACGGGCAAGGCTTTGACGCTTGCAATGAACGACGCGAGGATGGGCCGCGTGTCAATGTCAAGCTGCGCAGCGTTGGCATTCATGAATTTCTCAAAGCGCGCGGCCTCAAGCTGTATGAATGAGCGAACGTCATGGCGTGACGTAGCGCGGGGGATGGCGACAGCCAAGGGCGCGTCGTGCGGGACCGGATCTTTTGTCTCGGAGACTTTCTCGGCCTCCTTGGCGTTGTCTTTCGCTGCAACATTGGAGACGCGAGCGCCACCTTTCTTGGAAGTCGACTTGACACCCTCGCGTTCAAGCACGCGCGACCAGCGCTTATTAGCGTTGCGCTCGGCCTTCTGTTCATCAGCCGTGCGCACGTCATCGCCCGCGCCGCTTGTCGCGGTCGGGACTTTCTTTGACAAGGCAAGCGCGGCAGCCTTCATGGTGACGCCAAGGATGACGGAGACATTGACCTGCAAAAACAGGGCGCGCGCTTCGGGCTGCTTTCCGCCGGCCCTGATGAAAGCCGCAAGGTCGGCGCGTACCGTGGCGAGAAGGTCAGATACCTTGCCTTCGGCTTTGGCCATGTTGCGCGCCGAGGCGGCGAAGGAAACAAGAGCGGTATTGGTCTTTAAGGTGGAAGCGGTCATGACGAATGTCCTTTGTGTCAGTGCGGTTTTGCACATTCATACTCTAGCACATTGGCGCTTGACGTCAAGTCGTCTCAAAGCGTCGAGCAGGCTTTGAGACAGCGTCTCAAACATAGACCTACTTTTGGGCAGTCATTCTTTTTTCTGTGGAGCGAGGGGGCAGGGGGTTTTGGCTGTGGGCCATGCGTGCATCCACTGTTGCTCGTTTAAATTCTTGAAAAATTTTAGAAACCACTAATCAATACTGTGTTGGTGTGTGTGTGAGTTTTAGAAACCACTAATCAATACTGTGTTGGTGTGTGTGAATACTTACAGCCTTGACTTAGCCACAACACCTCCCTCTATATGCGCGCCCTGAAAGAGGAGGACCGAATGTCCAGGATCGTAATGCTTGCGTGCATAATGCTCGCCGCTCTCAGCCCAGCAGCCAACGCGCACACACGTCACCACGCTTCAAGCAGGCCGCACGCATGGTGTGGCTGGTATATGAGCCAGCACTTCGGGCTGCATGACAAGAAGCTCTGGCAGGCTCGAGCCTGGGCGCGCCTGGGGAGGCCAGCGCGCCTGGCCCCTGGCGTCGTCATCGTCTGGCCGCATCACGTTGGCAAGGTCACCGCCGTTGACGGCCGCAGGGTCAAGGTGCTCTCTGGGAACGACGGCCACCGGGTCCGAAACCGCTGGCGAAACATAGGGCACCCCATCGCCTTCCGCCAGATTTAGTGGCTGTTGACACGCCATGATCCCGCCTGATACAATACTTGGAGGACACGGCACCGCGGACGTCCTCCTTCAGGGTCACGGCTGAAGTAGGCCCATCTGCTAGAATGTTCTTCGGGGAGACCTGGCCGAACGGTCTCCCCACCCCCTCTCTCGTGGCTCTCTGCGCCTGCTGTTTCACAGCCGCCGTCTACGATCGCGCAAAGCCTTGGCGTCCGAGCGATCGTAGACGGCGACAGCCGCAGGTGAGCGAAGCAAAAGAGAGAGGGAAAGGTTGCGGAGCAACCGCCGTCACGATATGGTGACGCTCATGTCCTCACTCGCCACGATCAATCAAGAGCCCCCATCCGACCCAGCCCGCCTCGGCTACCCGCCGACGCTGCCGTTGGAGATCGCACTGCGTCAGGCGACGCCGCGGGAAATCTGCGAGGGCTATGGCATCGACAGGCCCACCTGGGACGCCCTGCGCCACGATGAAGGCTTCATCGCCGCCGTCGCAGGCTACGCCGAGGAGCTGAAGAAGGACGGCATGACCTTCAAGCTCAAGGCCCGCCTGCAGGCCGAGGAGCTGCTGAAGACCTCCTGGCACATCACGCAGGACAAGGAGCAGCCAGCCGCGGTGCGCGCCGACCTCATCAAGTTTACGATCCGCGCCGCGGGCCTCGACGGGTCCAAGGACCAGGCGGCGGGCGCTGGCGGCGTCGGCACCGCCCTTCAGATCAACATCAACCTGGGTTGACCATGCCGCCGAGAACCCTGACCGAACGCCAGATCAAGTCGATCATCCTGATGGATCGCCAGAATTATGCGCGCACCACCATCGCCGAACGCATGGGGGTCACACTCACCACGGTCTCGCGCGTGATCGCCGAACAGGCTGGCAGGGCGCGCGCCGACGCAGCCCCCAGAAAGGAAGCGTAGCGTGCATGTCATCGACTACACGCCGCCGCCGACCATCAAGGCCTTCATCAAGGACCACAAGCCTGGAGAGCTGTTCTATGACTGGATCGTTGGCCCGGTGGGCTCTGGCAAGACTACTGGTCTGTTCTTTAAGCTTGCATATATGGCTGCCTTACAGGAGCCGTCGCGGGATGGCGTGCGCCGCTCTCGCGCTGTGGTTGTCAGAAATACGATGCCGCAGCTTAAAGACACCACCCTCGTCTCCTGGGGCTATTGGTTCAAGGATGGCGAGGCCGGTCACTGGAACGCCACCGACAAGAAGTTCCTCCTCAAGTTCGGCGACGTCGAGTGCGAGGTGCTGTTCAGGCCGCTCGACACCCCGGACGACGTGGCCCGCGTGCTGTCACTGGAAATATCCTTCGCCATCCTCGACGAGTTCGTTCAGATCCCCCGCGAGATCGTCGATGCGCTGAGCGCCCGCCTCGGACGCTACAAGCTGCCGGACGGCACCCTGCCGACCAACTGGGGCATGTGGGGCTCGAGCAACACCTCGACCGAGGACAACTGGTGGTACGACTACCTCCACAACTCGAACGACGTCGACAAGATCGACATCTATGACGACCCCTCCAACATGCGCAGGGCCATGCTTGGCCTCAAGCAGGAGCGCAACGTCAAGTATTTCGTGCAGCCGTCCGGCCTGAGCCTGGAGGCCGAGAACATCGAGAACCTGCCTGGCGGGAGAGGCTATTACGCCAACCAGATCAAGGGGAAGTCCGAGGCCTGGGTCAAGCAGTTCGTGGAGAGCGAGTGGGGCTTTTCCATCTCTGGAAAGGCCGTGGTCCCCACCTTCAAGGCGGACATGCACCTCGCCAAGCGAGGGCTGATCTTCAACCCCAACCTCCCTCTGATCGCGGGGTTTGACCCCGGCCTGGCTGGGTCGGCGCTGGTCTTCGGGCAGGAGACAAGCCATGGCGTCCTGAATGTGCTCGGCGAGTGCGTGCAGATCGGCTATGGCGCTGAGAGGCTGATCACCGAGGTGGTAAAACCCTACCTGCGACGGCGCTTCCCAAACGCCCAGCTGATCATCGCGCCCGATCCGGCGGCCAACAACCGAACGCAGACCGACGAGCGCACCGTGGTGGCGGCGTTCAAGAAGCACTGGCCCTGCGTGATCGAGACCAACAACCGCCTGCCGCTGCGTCTGGACGCCATCGAACATTTCACCACATTGTTGACGGAAGTCGGCCCTGCGCTTCAGATCGACGCTCTGGAGTGCCCCAAGGTCGTCAGGGCCTTGAAAGGTGGCTGGCGCTATGAGATGAATGTGGTTAAAGGTGTGGTCAAAGGTGCCGATCCCGAAAAGAACGAGCACTCACACCCTGGCGATGGCCTCGGGTATCTGTGCAGATATTTCCACAAACTGAGTGAGCGTGAGCAGAAGATGGGCGGACGCGGGCAGAAGTTCGTCGTTCCCCAGTTCAAAAACGCCTACAACTTTCGCTGAGGGACCACATGGCCACCACTGACATCGCCACCATCACCCCGCCATCGGTGCCGGTGCCGGACGCCCAGGACAGCCCGGTCAAGGTCATCAAGGCCGACGACCTGAAGATGATCGGCGACAAGCTGTCGCGGCTGTTCATGGAGTACGTCTCCGACCGGCGCATCGCGGAGCTGCGCTGGCTCCGCAACCAGCGCCAGTATCTTGGCATTTATGACCCCGAGATCGAGAAGGAGCTGAACGCCAACCGCTCCAAGGCCTACCCGCGGGTGACCCGGGTGAAGTGCATCTCGGTGCTCTCCAGGCTCATGAACCTGATGTTTCAGGGCACCGAGCGCAACTGGCAGCTCACCGCCGATCCGAGCCCGGACCTCAAGGTCTCCGACGTCGTGCAGGCTATCGCCGACGCCCAGAAGGCCGACGCCGCCTCGACCGCTCCGGGAACGCCAGCGCCGCCGGCCAAGGCCGTCGACCTCCCCTATGTCATGGCGGCGATCAAGACGCTGTCCGAGGCTCGAGCCAAGGCGCTGTCCGACCTCATCGACGATCAGCTGATGGAGCTGGGCGGCGACCAGAGCGAGGACTATGTCACGCTCAATCGCGACGTCGTGCGCTCCGGCGTCATTTATGGCATGGGCGTGCTGCGCGGACCCTACGTGCGCAAGAGCGAGACCGCCGTGTGGTCTCTCGACGCCACCGGACAGCCGTCGGTCAAGAAGAAGACCGTCTACAAGCCGCTGTTCGAGGCGCTGTCGATCTGGGACTTCTACCCCGACATGAGCGCCAAGACGCTCAAGAGCATGGACGGCTATTTCACGCGCACGGTGATGACCCGCCATCAGGTGCGCGACCTTGCCAAGCGCTCGGACTTCTTCGCCGACCAGATCAAGAAATATCTCAACAATAACAAGCAGGGCAACTATCGGCCGCAGCCTTACGAGACCGAGCTGCGCGCGATGGGCGTCAAGGTCAACGTCAACGAGATGAAGCCGGAGACCTTGAAATACGAGGTGATCTCCTGGCATGGCCCGATCTCCGGCGAGTGGCTGCAGATGTGCGGCTGCGACGTGCCCGAGGGCAAGCTCACCGACGACATCGACGCCGAAGTGTGGATGATCGACGGCAACGTCATCAAGTGCGACATCAACCCATGGCGCAAGATCGACGCAGACGTGCAGACCATCCACACCTTCCTGTTCGACGAGGATGACACCTCGCCGGTCGGCATGGGGCTGCCCAACGTCATTCGAGACACCCAGATGGCGATCTCGGCGGCCACCAGGATGCTGCTGGATAACGCCTCGGTGATCTGCGGCCCCAACCTCGAACTGAATACTGATCTCTTGCTGCTTGGTCAGGATCTCTCCTCCACCGCCGCCTACAAGGTCTGGTATCGCGAGGGCTCCGGCCCGGACGCCCAGTTCCCTGCGGTGCGCAACGTCGAGATCGAGAGCCACCTCGACGAGCTGATGAAGGTCATCGACCTGTTCATGAAGTTCGCCGACATGGAGACCTTCGTCGGTCCGGCCACCGGCGGCGACATGTCCCAGACCCCGAGCGAGCCGATGCGGACGGCGGCCGGCGCGAGCATGCTGCGCGGCGACGCGGCGCTCCCCTTCAAGGACATTGTGCGCAACTTCGACAGCTTCACCATGTCGGTGATCCAGAGCGTCGTCGAGTTCAACCGCAAGTTCAACCCGGACCAGGCCCCGGACGGCGACTACAACGTCATAGCGCGCGGCGCGACATCGCTGATCGCCAAGGAGGTGCGCGGCATGCAGGTCGACCAGCTCGCGGCGTCGCTCAAGCCGGCGGAAGAAATGCACGTCGACATGCGCAAGCTGATCGAGGCGCGGTTCGCCACCCGCGACCTCACCGACCTGCTCAAGCCGCAGGTCGACGTCGATCGCGACCAGGCCGCCGCCAACGCCAAGGCGTCGCAGGACCAACAGAGCGCCCAGGCGCTGCAGGAAGCCAACACGCGCAAGCTGCTGGCCGACGCCTTCAAGAACATCGCGCAAGGCAACAAGAGCGCGACCCAGGCCGATGTCGCGAACATCGACGCCTCCCTGAAACTACTGGAAAACGGAGTGAACAATGGCGGTCCCGGCGGAAGTATTGGCCAAGGCCAGGCGGGCGGCGGACCTGCTGGCCCGGCTCAAAGCGAGCCAGGGCAGCTCGGAGTTCAAAGCGCTGGTGGACCTCCTCCAGCTCAAGCTGGAGCAGTCTAAGGACGCGCTGGTGTCCTGCGCGCCGGCAGACCTCTCAAGATACCAAGGCGAGGCGGTGGCCTATCGACGGCTCCTCCTCGAACTGAACCTAATCGCCAACCAACCTGAGTGAGTGACATGGCCGAGATCAAAACAACGGACGACACACTGAACGATGACAATTTCACCAAGGCCTTCGACATGCTGTCGAGCATTGGCGACAAGGCCCCGCCCGCGGATTTGCTGTCCGACGAGCCGGCAGCCGCGACGACCACAGACCCCGCCGCAGCCGCCGCAGACCCCGCCCCGGTGGTGGTTCCGCCGGCCGGAGAGCAGACCGAGTTCGTCGACCCCGCCGCCAATGCTGAAGCCGACGCCGCGGCAGCCAGGCCTGTCGAAGCCGACGCCGCGGCAGCCAAGCCTGTCGAAGCCGCCAAGCCGGACCCGCTGGAGCGGCTGGCCGATCTTCTCCAGAAGAACCAGCAGCAGGCCCCGCAGCCCGCGCCGGTCCGGCCGGCGCAGCAGCAGGCTCCGCTGTTCAGTGCCGAGGAGGCCACCTTTCTCTCCGAATACGAGAAGGACTTTCCTGACGTAGCCCGAGCTGAGGGCCTTCGCCGCCGCGCCGAGAACAACGTGCTCGTGCAGCATATCTTTAACGAAGTCGCCAAGGTGATTAAACCCATCCAGGACGCCGCCTTCGGTGTGATGGAGCAGCAGCACACCGCTAATCTGCATCAAGCCGCCCCAGATTACGACACCGTTCGTGACAAGGTGCTCGACTGGGTTGAAACGCAACCATCCTACTTGCAGGTGGCTTACAAGCATGTTATCGAACAAGGGACGGTCACTGAGGTCGCTGATCTCATCAACCGATACAAAGCTTCCACAGGTGTAGCGCCAGCGGCCACAGCCGCCGCCAACGCCGCGCCCGCAGCGAAAGAAACCGAGCTGCCTGCGGCTGCCAAACAAGCGGCTGCCGCACTGGCCCCAGTCGGATCGAAACGGTCGGTAGCGGCCAAGGGTGAGCCCTCGACATTCGAGGACGCCTTTGCAGCCTTTGCCGGGCAATCTTGACCCCTCGTAAGGAGCCAGTCCAATGACGGCAATGACCAGTTATGGCGATATTTCCCCGGCAGTCGCCGCCTATTCCGTGGTTCGCATGCTCAAGCGCGCGATGCCCTATCTGCATATCGAAAAGTTCGGCCAGACCTATCCGCTGCCGACCAATTCGACGCAGACCGCCAAGTTCCGCCGCTACTTCCTGTCTGGCGCTGGCGGCTCGGCCGGCACGCAGACCCCCGGCTCCGGCTTCTACATCCCGGTCGCCACCACGCCGCTCGTCGAAGGCGTGACGCCCAACGGCTCGGTCCTGGCCAACCAGGATTACACCGTCCAGCTCGCGCAGTATGGCGACTTCGTCACCATCACCGACGTGATCGAAGACACCCACACCGATCCTGTCCTGCAGAACGCCACCGACATCCTCGGCGAGCAGGCCGCGGTGACCGTGGAGACCTTGCGCTTCAACGTGCTCAAGGCCGGTCTGAACGTCTTCTACGCCAACAAGGTCGCCTCGCGCACCTTGATCGCGACGCCGATCGCGCTTGTCGATCAGCGCGGCGTCACCACGGCGCTGAACCGCCAGAACGCCAAGAAGATCACCCAGGTCGTCGGCTCCACGCCGGACTTCAACACGAAGTCGGTCGAAGCCAGCTACATGGCGATCTGCCACCCCGATCTCGAAAGCGATCTGCGCTCGCTCGCCAACTTCAAGGTCGTGGCGGATTACGGCCCGCACACCACGCCGTTCGAGGGCGAAATCGGCTCTCTGGAGCAGGTCCGCTACCTCACCTCCACCGTGTTCGCCCCATGGGCTGACGCCGGTGCGGTGATCGGCTCCTTCGTGGCCGGCGCTTCGGGCTCGACATCGGGCCGCTCGACCTCGGGCGTCAACCTCGACGTCTATCCGATCCTGATCTTCGGCCGCGACGCCTTCGGCATGGTCCCTCTGAAGGGAAAATCGTCCATGACGCCCATGGTCGTCAACCCCAAGCCGGCCATCGGCGACCCCCTCGGCCAGCGCGGAACGGTGGGCTGGAAGCTCTGGACCGCCACGGTCATCCTGCAAGACGCTTTCATGGCTCGCCTTGAAGTCGCCTGCTCGCAATAATGAGTGAGGGGCCGCCACAAGCGGCCCCATCCTCGCCCCGTAATTCCAGGATCAGGAGATCCCCATGACCACCGACGTTATTGATGTCACATTCCACGGTTCTGCCTTCCCCGCGACCTATGTCGGCGACGGCACGATCATCGGAAACCCCTACTACAACGATGGCGCTGAGCTTCTGACGCTCAACTTCACCTCGGACGGCAACGCCGTCTCCATCCCGGTCGGCTTCCAGCCGCAGGAGATCGAGGTGATCGACGTCACCGACCTCACCACATGGCAGTGGAACCGTGGTCTTGCCGCGACCAACACATTGAAGACGGTCGCCGCCGGAACCATGACCCTCGACGCCACCTCGGCGGTCTCCGTCGCAACTTTCGACGGTCGTTCGACGGTCATCCTGTCCGCCGCGGCGTTCCCGGCGTCCAAGAACATCATCGTTCGCGTCCTCGGCTAAGGTTTTCCTCCCTGGAAAAACCCCAACTGGGCGGGCTCCGGCCCGCCCTTTTTCCTGAGAGGGCCGATGTTCGACAACCCGTGTGAGGTAGCCCCGATGTCCAGCGACAGCGTGCGCGTCAAGCGCCTGACCAACGGCTACATGATTTGTGTGACCGACCCCAAAATCCAGAAGGCCAACGACGCCCGTGATTTCTCGTCCAAGAACACCGCGCCGTACCGAGACCCGGACCGTGAGTTCGTGTTCAAGAACATCGACGCCGTCCTGGCGTGGTTGAAGGCCAACCTCGACACGGCCCTCCCAGCCGGCGACGTAACCTCCTCTTTTGACAGCACATTTGACGCAGCAGTGAAGGATGATGACGATGGCGACGAATAACCTCGGCAATTTGGAAGAAGACTTCGGCGCGGCCTCCAAAGGCGCAAAGAAGACAGCGGTGGCGCAAGGCCTCCCAGAGACGGTGCGCGTGATCCTCAATGAGGACGACGCCATTCCCCCCACGGGACTGTTCGTTGGCTTCAATGGCCGCGGCTATCTTATCCAGCCGAACCAGGAAGTCGATCTCCCGCTTGGGGTCTTGGAAATCCTTGACAATGCGATCCACTCGGTTCCAAAGATTGACCCCTTGTCCCGACGTGTTGTAGACTACGCCAGCCGCCCGCGGTTCACGTATCAGACGGTGAGGGGCGGCGGCAAAAGGGCGGCCTAAAGATGATCCTACGAGAGCTGGTCGAAGAACTGCGGGACAACATCCTGCGTGATCGCTCCGACCAGGTCTCTGGGCCATCGGACAGGCTCTGGTCCGACCGCACCTTGGTTCGCTACATCAACGAGGCTCATCGGCGGTTCGCGCGGTTGAGCCTCATTTTGCGTGACGGCACCACGCCGCAGTGCTGCCAGGTCACGCTGAACGCCAACACCGACACCTACGAGCTTGACCCGAGCGTGCTGCAGGTGATCTCCGCGAAATTCGCCGGCCAGCCCGCCGATCTGGCGCGCGCCGGCCATGCCGCGCTCGGCACCTACCACACCCCAGACGCCTATTTCTTCGACCCGTCCTCGCTGTCCAGCCTGCAGCCTGGCAAGGTCGTGGCGTTCTCCACTGACGAGCAGCTGTCCCTCGACGAGGATGGCTCGACCTCGGTGGTCTCGATGCGCGTCTATCCGCAACCGACGCTGGTCTACCTGACCGCGCCCTACCCGAGCGTCCTCAATCTGCGCGTCGTCCGCATGCCGCTCAACGACCTCACCGAGGACGACATGGACGCCGTGCCGGAGATCCCCAGGGATCACCACCTGGACATGCTGGACTGGGCGGCGTATCTGGCGCTGCGCGTCGTCGACCACGATGCTGGCGACAACCCGGCCGCCGCAGCCTTCAAGACGACGTTCGACCAGCACGTCAAGGATGCGCGCGACAGCGCCATGCGCAAGATGTTCACCCCGATGCAGTGGGGCTTCGGCCGCAACGGATTTTCCTGGGAAGGTAATTGACGATGGCTGACGATCCGAACACACAACCCGCAGGCTGGGGTTCGACATTGCCTTGGATGGCCGGCGGCGCGGCGGCGCTCAAAGGCCTCGGCATGCTGGGCGGCAAGCTTAAAGCCGGAGTGGCTGGCGCTGACGCCGCGGCTGCGGCGGTCCCTGAAGTGGCGGCTCCGGCCGCTGCGGCCCTGGCTCCTGAAGCCGCCTTGCCGATCGCCATGCAGGCCGCGCGCCTGGCAGGCCCAGCAGGTTTGCTGGCTGGAGCTTATGGCACGGGCAAGCTGGCCGGCGGCGCGATCGGCGACGCCATCTCGCCGCAGACCTATCAGAACAGCCCAGGCCTGCAGCAGCTCGCCGCAGATAGCGCGCGCAGCCAGCAGCTCTACGGCCAGGGCGGCATCGCAGGCACCGTTGGCGGAGCGATCAACGACGCTGTGATGACCCCCTATCATGCGGCCGGACACGCTCTCAGCGCCCTGTATAACGGCCCGATGACCGAAGCCGGCCACGGCATCATGCAGGGCTTCGGCCTGAGCCCTGGCCCCGCAGCGCCTACGGCGGCTCCAGCCAAACCAACCCAAGCGCCCGCTCCAGCACCCGCTGCACCGCCGCCGGCCGGCTCCAAGGCCCACACCGACGCCCATCTGGCGATGGGGCCGGACCAGCTCGCAGGCGCGCTGGCGGGCATGTCGCACCGCGACGCCATGGCGCTGCTCGGCGCGATCCCGGCGACCAACATGAGCCCGACCGATCAGATGATGAACAGCGTGCATCTGAGCCTGGCGCAAGAATACGCCAACCGTCTCGCCGCGGAGAAGGCCGGCAAATACGCGGTCGACGAAAAGGGAAATCGTGTGAGCGCGGACGCCTGGTATCGCCAGTCGGTCCTCGACGCCGCCAAGCTCCCGATGATGTCTTATAATCCTACGATCCGTTAAGGACTGAACATGGCCGATCCGTTCCTGCCCGCAGTCCAGAACCTGCCCCAAATGGTGCTGCCGCAAGGCGATGCCGCGGCTGGAATTGCGGCGATCAACGCCGGCAACCCGCCGCCGCAGAAGTCCTGGGCACCCATCGCCGCGATCGCCACTGGCGCGCGCGAGTTCGCTGGGCTGAGCGCGCGCGGCGTGCAGGGCATTGGTTCGGCGCTAGGCATGAAGGGCCTATCAGGATGGGCGGCGGCGCAAGCGGCGGCGCAGGACGCTGCGGCGCAGCAATCTGATATTCCTGAGTATTCCGGCGACTATTCGAGCCCGGCCGGCATCGGCTACAATGTCTTGAAGTCGCTTCCGGGCCTAGGCATGACGATGAAGGGCTTTGGCGTCGGAGGACAGCTCGCGGAGCGGGCTGGCTACGGCGAATTGGGCCAAAAAGTCGGCGCGGCGCTTGGCGGCGGTTTGGTTCAGCTGCCCGGAGCCATCGGCGGCAACGTCCAGGCGGCGCAACAGGCCAATAATGGCCAGCTGTCCCAACAAGATGCGGCCAAAGCGGTCGGATTGGGGCTTCCAGAGGCGGCGATCGGCTCCTGGATGCCTGGTCGGCTCGAAAGCGTCATGAAAAAAGGCCTGGAAGGGTCTTTGGGCGCTCGCGTTCTCAAGGGCGCGGCCAGCAACGCCCTGGTGGGCGGCGTGCAGAGCGGCGTCGACACGGCGCTCACCGACACGATGGACCCGAATATGTCGGCGGCGCAGCGGGCGCAGAACATCGTCACCTCGGCTCTGCAGGGCGGCATCTCCGGCGGCGTCATCGGCGGCGCGATCCACGGCATTTCCGGCAAGAAACTCGACCCCAACGCCTCGACCGAGGATCTGACCGCCGCCGCGACCGTTCCAGCAACCACACCAGAGCCAGGCCCGGCCCAGCTGCCTGCTTCCAACACCTTGCAGATCACTTCGCGCTTCGGCGCGGATCAGAACGGCCCTGTCGACGCCGGCAAGCCGCTGCTCGGCGGCCCAGGCAACCCGGACGCGGTCGGCGAGGTCCGCCAGCGCGCGGCCGAGATGGCGCAGAACCAGCTGCCGCCTCCGGTCGACGCCATCAACATGCCGCCAGCCGGCGAAGCGCCGCCGCTGCCGATCAAGGAGGAGCCAACCGGAAGTTTCATGGGGGACGGGCGAGATGGGCAGGGATTTGCGCGCCCTGCCAGTCAGATGGGGCTCGACCTCGCCGCGCCGGCCGCCGATCAAAGCGCTGTCTTCCAGCACGAGCCCTTCAAGGGCGTGCAGCCGGTTGCTCCCGAAGCCGAGCCTGAGATCCCCAGCCCGAAGCAGCGCTATATGTGGACGGATGAGGAGGCCGGCGCGCGCGCCCCGCAGATCATGGCGCTCAAGGGCGAGCTTTACGGAGAGCTGCCCAAGGGCTCCCATCCGTTCATCGACGACCTCACCGCGGCGAGCCGCCCGGAGGCGGTCAAGGAGCTGCAGGCGAAGCTTGAGACTTACGACGAGGCCGGAAAGACGCCGCCCGCCGGCTTCAAGAAGCTGGCCGAGCATTTCGGCGTGCTTGACGACACCATCACCAAGGACACGCCGGCCGGCGAGAGCAAGAGCCCGGCTGAGCGCGTCGCCGCCGCCGCGAAATCTGCGTCAGACATCCGCGCCGACGCCCAGGCGCAGGCCGACAAGATCAAAGCCGACGCCAAGGCGAAATACGACGAGAACATCCAGGTTCTCAACAAGCGCAACATGCTGAACGAGGCCACGCAGAAGCAGGCTTCGGTGCTGCAGGAGCGTCAGCGCGCCAAGGCCAAGGACGTGATGGACGCCGCCGAGGCCGCCGCCAAGCCCTTCGACGACGAGGCGGCGCGCGTCAAGCCGATGGCCGATCTGCACGCGCAGGCCGAGGCCTTGCCAGATAAATCCTATAACCGCGAGGTGCCGCCCTCCATTGACGAGGCCCAGCATGGCTTGTGGCATAACATGGACGCGCTGGCCGAACATTCGGACGACCCGAAATTCGCCGACGCCGCCAAGGACATCCGCGACCGCATGGCGTCGAAAGATCCGCAGGCGCTGATCGACGGCAAGAACCTGCTCAACCGCTGGACCGAGAGCGAACGCACCCGGCTGCGCAAGGGCCAGCCGATCCCGCAGGGATTTCTGGACAAGTTCGACCGCGAGCAGCGCGATGTCGGGCACATGCCGGAGACGGCGGACGTCGACAACCTGCACCAGTTTGACGACCGCGTGTGGAAGCCCCGCGAGCGCGATGGCCTGCTGCCCGACAGCGCCGACGTGCGCGCCGCGGAAAAATCCACCCAGGGCGCTCCGGCGGCGCTCGACCCGAATGACGGCGGACGCGCGGCGGCCGGCGACGCCAACCCGATGCCGAACCTGCCGCCAGACGGAGCGACGGCGCAGACCATCAAGAAGATCCAGGCCAGGCAGAAACCGGCGGCGCAGGTCAAGCAGGAGACCAAGCTCGCCGACGCCCAGGCGACGTCGGCGCTGACCGGCGGGCGCGTCAAGGACGTCGAGGACACCAAGCAAGGGCTCAGCCAGCTGCAGCTGGAGCGGCAGGCCATGGAAGACCGCATCGCGGCCGATCAGGCGGCGCGCGCCCAGTCCAAGCAGGAACAGATGCGCCAGCGCGCGGCGGCGACCGACACGCCGGCCAACGCCGCGGCGGCCAAGGCGGCGGGAGCCATCGACAAGGCGGCTCCGAAAGTGCTGTCGATCGACGAGGTGAAGGCGCGGCTGATGGCGGCGCGCAATCCGCTGAAGGCCAAGATCTCCAACCCCTATGCGCGCACCCAGTCCGACGTCAACCTGGAGCATATCGTCCAGGCCGGCGGCACCGGCAAGGACGTGCTGGAGCATCTGCGGCAGAACGGCGACAGCGAATTTGTCCGCCAGCTGGCGGTCCGGCTGCAACGTCTCGGCGTCGATCCGAAGATCGAGTTCGGCATCCCTGAAGACGCCAAGACCAACCTCGGGCACAAGGCCGAAGACCTGTCCGCGGCTTATGATGAGAACACCAACACCGTGCACATTGGTGACCGTAGTAACCTGCAGGCCAACATGCTGCACGAAATCATCCACGCGGCGACACATGAGGCAATCAGCAAGGGCGGCCCGGCGGCGCAGCGCATGCAGGCGATCTTCGATCGCGTCATGTCGACCGACAAAATGAAAGTGCTTGAGCGGGCGAAGGCGCTGCCATACGGCATGACCGACCTGCACGAGTTTGTCGCGGAAGCCTTCAGCAACAAGGGCTTCCAGAAGATGCTCGACGACATTCCGTCGCCGAACCAGCCTAAGAAATCAATGTGGCAGGCGTTCAAGGACGTGATCGCCAAGATGCTCGGGATGCCGGAGCGCACGCGCTCGGTGCTCGACGAGGTCGTGGCCGCCGGCCACACATTGATGGATGAGCCGCGCACCGGCTCGATCCAGGACCAGCACGCCGAGATCCGCGGCAAGGTCTCGAACATGGACGACCTCCTGGCGGCCAGCAAGACCTGGCTGCGTGACGAGGGCCTGGGCAAGCTCAACATGAAATTCGGCGCGCGCGGCACCGTGCTCGGCTTCAACACGGTCACCCACATCGCGGATATGTGGGGCAAGCTCATGCCGTCGCTGAAGGATTTCGTGCTGGCCCGCCACGATCGCGAGGTGCAGAGCGCCCGCTACAACCAGACGCACAAGATCGGACGCGACGCCGCGGCGCAGGCGATCAAGGCCCAGCCGAAGCTGGAGGAGCCTCTGCAGAACACCATGGGCTACACCCGCTTCAACATCGACCCGCCAAAAGTCTGGGAGCAGCACCCCTGGCTGCACGGCCTCAAAAACGCCGTGCAGCTCAAGCAGATGGTGCGCGAGGCCAACATCGAATACAACAAGGTCAAGCAGTTCGGCGGCGCGGACGCCTATGAAAAGCTCAAGGCCTCGAACCGCGGCGACGAGATGGCGAAAATGGCCAACGTCGTGCACAGCTTCGTCACGACGACCTACCCAGACATCAAGGACCAGGTCTTCGCCCAGCACCCCGGCGACGTCTGGCAGCACGACATGACGGGCCTGCACGAGAGCCCTGAGGCGACGGCGAAGTTCTGGGAGGATCACCTCAACAAGCAGCTCGACGCAGCCAAGACCTACGCCGACGGCCTGACGGCGCAGCTTGCCGACGCGAAGCCCGCGGAAAAAGCGGCGCTCGGCAAGAAGATCGACGCGCTCGCCGAGCTGACCGGCGACATGAACACCCGGGTCAAGCAGCTTAACCAAGGCCCCTACTTCCACCAGGGCCGCTACGGCAAGTTCTTCGTCTCCGGGCACCTCAACCTCGTTAATGGCGAGGTCGATCCAGGGCAGATCGACAAGCTGCAAAAGCGCCTGGAGGCGGCTGGCTTCGGCGACATTGCGCTCAACCGGATCGGCACCAAGTCCACGGTGTTCATGCGCGTGAAGACCGCCGATCAGATGGCGGCGCTGCACAAGATCATGAGCGACGCGCAGGCGGCCGGCGAGCTGGACAAAACCAAGGAGGTCGCCAAGGGCGTTCCTGGCCAGCCGAACATCCTGTCGAAGATTGCGCCGGGCTATCTGCAGCGCCTCGCCGAGAACGCCAAGAACTCCGACGCCTTCACGCCGGCCGATGACGCCCCCAAGGAGGTCAAGGCCGCGCTGGCCAAGGCCAAGGAGACCTATGTCCAGGAGCTGCACGATCAGTATATGGACATGCTGTCCGACAACTCGGTCACCAAGGTCAATCAGCGTCGCGAGAACATCCAGGGTTACAACAAGGACATGCTGCGCAACTTTGACCATCGTGCGCAGATCGCCGCCAACGCCCTGTCGAACGTCACCGCCGCCGACAAAATCTCCAAGTCGATGGCGGCGATGCGCAACGACGTCGACAACCTCAACAAGTCCGGCACGCCGGACCAGGCGCTCGCCGCGCACCAGGTTCTGACCGAGCTGGCCCGCCGCGAGACCGAGCGCAGCTGGAACGTCGACACCGACTTCGCCGACAAGGCGCGCGCCGCCAACCATGTGTTCTTCCTCGGAGCGTCGCCGGCCTACATGATCGAGCAGCTGTCGCAGATCCCGATGCTGCTGCTGCCAGAGCTAGGCAAGAAGCACGGCTTCGTCGCCTCGGCGCAAGCCATCGGCCGCGCCACGCCGCTGGCCTTCAAGATCATGAAGGCGATGGCCACAGGACAGCACCGCTGGGACGCCATCATCACCCCCAAGATGCTGGCGGATGCAGGCGTCGCCGACAAGGACGCCAAATTCATCATGGGCGTGGTCAACCGCGGCGGCCTCGATCTCGGCGGCTTCGTGCGCGAGATGGGCTCGGCGGCGCGCGGCGGCGAGGTCAACGCCTTCACCAAGACCATGCAGCGCGCCAACGCGACCGCCGTTTACGCCGAGACTTTTTCGCGCGTCGTGGCGGCGCTGTCGGCGCGCGATCTGCACGAGGCCAAGACGCCGATCAAGGACGGCAATGTCGCGCCTCGCGACCAGTATGTCGACCACGTCATCAACCAGTCGATGATGGACTGGGGCTCCTGGAACACCTCGCGCCAGACCGGCAAGAATGGACTGTTTGGCAAGGCGTCTCCCTTGATGCTGTCCTTCACCGGCTTCCAGACCCGCATGGTCGAGAAGCTTTATCGCGAGGCGGCGGCGGCCATGGGCGCGCATGGCGCGAGCGCGGAGGAGATGGCCGAGAGCCGTCGGTTCCTCGCCGGCCATCTCGCCGCGGCGACGGTGATCTCGGGCTCGATGGGCCTGCCCTTCGCCGCGTCCATCGCCGGGGCCGCCTCGAACCTCGGCAACGCCCTAACAGGCAAGGACGACTACGACGTTGAGAGTTCCTACCGCAACTTCCTCGCCAACACTTTCGGCAAGGAAGCTGGCGAAGTGATCGCCAAGGGCGCTCCGCGCGCCGCCGGCCTCGACCTGTCGGATCTCGGCGACGGCAGCCTGCTCGACAAATACATCAAGCCTCTGACCGACCGGCGCAAGCTGGAGGAGAGCGTCCCAGACTGGCTCAAGGGCATGGCCGGCTCGCCGCTGGCAGGCGGGCTGTCGATCATTGAGGGCATGCGCGACTGGGCGCACGGCGTTCCGCTCTCGGTGGCCGGCGCGAAGATGGCCCCGGCGGCGATCAAGGGACCGCTGGAGGCCTACCGCATGAGCCAGCACGGCTACGAGAACAAGGACGGCGTCAAGCTGCCGATGGACGCCTCGACCGCCGACATCATGATGCGCGCGGTCGGGCTCGAGCCGGAGGACAAGGCCGAATACACCGAGAAGGCTCGGTCCGCCACCGAGCTGAAGGAGGCCCGCTCCGAGCGTGAGCAATACATCAAGCAGCGCATGCTCCTGGCGCACGCGCATGGCGATCGGGACGAGATGCAGAGCGCCACTGGCGCAGCGCAGGCGTTCCAGCAGGACAACCCGATGCAGGGCTTCCTGCAGCGACTTCCGCAGATGATCCAGCAGCAGCAGAACGAGGGTGCAGTGGCTCGCGCGACAGGCATGCCTGTAGGCTTCGGAATGAACGAGCAGAAAATTCGCAGCAGGCTGGGCTACTAACGATCAACAATATGGTGTAATCGTATGGCGCAGGGGGCGGATGCTCTCTAACACCACAACTCAGGAGCATCGGCCATGTCGTCGACATTCAACAAGTTCAACCAGTTCGTGCAGGATCTCAGCCAGGGCGTGCACAACCTGGCCACCAACACCTTGATGGTCGGCCTGACCAACACCGCGCCGGTCGCGACCAACACGATCTGGTCGAACATCGCCGAAATCACGGCCGGCAACGGCTATACGGCCGGCGGCAACCAGGCCGTGCAGACCTCGGACGTGCAGACGGCCGGCGTCGACAAGCTCCTGCTCGGCAACCCGGCGACCTGGACGGCGTCCGGCGGCACCATCGGCCCGTTCCGCTACGCCGTGCTCTACAACGCCACCCCGACCACCCCGCTCAAGCCCTTGATCGGCTGGTACGATTACGGCTCCTCGGTCACCCTCGCCATCGGCGAGCAGTTCCAGATCGCCTTCGACGCGGTGAATGGCGTGTTTACTGTTACCTAATGTAATCGTTAGGTTTTCTCTCTCTGAACGGAGACCGCAGTGAGCACACACTATAATCTGGCCAGGATGACCACCTCCACGACAGGCACTGGCACGATCACGTTGGGCGCTGCGGCCTCCGGCTTCCTCTCCTTCGCCGGGGCGGGGGCGAGCGACGGCGACACCGTCACCTACGCGATCCAGGACGGGGCCAACTCCGAGATCGGCTACGGCGTCTACACCGCGTCTGGCACGACCTTGACGCGCACCGTGCTGAAGTCGACCAACGCCAACGCGGCGATCGCGCTCTCCGGCAGCGCCCAGGTGTTCATCACCGTGGCGGCGGAAGACCTCGTGACCGCGCTGCACCAGCTCAGCGACGTGGCCGCGGCCAGCTCGCCGACGGCGAACCAGGCGCTCATCGTCAACGGCATTTCCGGAAAGTGGGAGCCCGCGGGCCTGTACCTGATGGCTCCGGCCATCACCGGCTTCACCACCATCCGCCTGGCGTTCACCTCGAACGGCGGCGGCGGTGCCTATTCATTCGCCCTCTGCGAGCTTTACAATCAAGAGGGCATGGCGCTGACCCCGGCGTCGGTCAGCGCGTGGGAAACCTATGTGGCCTCGCTTCCGACAAGCGCGACGGCTGGCTGGGGCTCCAACGACACCTCCGGCAGCCCCTGCTGGTTCGATTTCAGCTTCTCCGGTGCTGTCGCTCCGGTGCAGATCCTCATGCAGGCGCTCCCAACCGGCGGCAACGTCCCTCAGACCCCGCTCGGCCTGACGGTCGAGGGGTCGAACGACGGCACCACCTTCACCATCATCGGCACGGTGACATTCGCCTCATGGTCCGCGGGCGAGACGCAGACCGTCGCCATCACCGGGGCGACGACCACGGCCAATTACAGCCTGCTCAACGACGTCAACGGGGCCACGCCGCCGACTGACGGTCAGGTGCTGGTCTATTCGGCGTCTGAAGGCAAGTGGATGCCGGGCAGCGGCGCAGGCCTCACCTCCTCCGAGATCGTCGCGGCGCTCGGGTTGACCCTTCCGACATCCGGGGGAAACTACCCTCTTGAATACGTCGAAGGCAGCGGCTGGGCCTTTGGCAGCACGTCTGGCGGCGGCTATGTGTCGGGAACGACTTACAGCTATCTCAAGGTGGCGATGAGCGGCACGGTTGCCGGCGCGATCAACATCGCCGATTGCGCCGCGCTCGACAGCGCCAGCACGATTTACACAACGACCTATGTCAACGGTGTGCTGGGGAACTCCTACTCAGCCAGTGGAGATAGCCACACAATTGTTTGGCAGTTCGCTTCAGGCTTTGTCCCGCAGCGGCTGCGGTTCTCCGTCGGCGTGACCAACGAGTGCCCCGGCAGTTTCGGCGTTTCCGGCTCGAACGACGGCAGCACCTGGGTGCCGCTTGGAACGGCGACCGCGTCCCCGATCACAAGCGGTTCCGGAACGATCCTCACCACCACCGACATCGCATAAGGATAGCCAGTGCTCGGTCATGGCGCGCTAGGACAATATGCGATCGGCCAGGACAGCACGCCGCCCAGCGTGCTGACCACGCTGACCGCTGTCGCGGCGACGATCACGCTGACCGGCTTCGACGCCTCCGGCTCGGTCTCCAGCGGGCTCTACACGCTGACCGCTGTTTCGGGGACGATCATCGTGTCCGGCGCGGATGGCGGGACGGTTATTGACGCCACGACCGGGAGTTTTACGCTCACGGGACAGGCGGCGACCCTCATCAGCCATCGCGCGCTTGCCGCCGCGGCCGGAACCATCCAGATCACTGGCCAGAGCGCCGGGTTGTTCGCCGGCATCAGCCTCAACGCCGCGACTGGGGCCTTCTCGATCACAGGCGTCGCCGCCGGCTCGATCTCCAAGCATGTGGTGAACGCTGTCTCTGGCGCTTTCACCCTCTCCGGGTCGCCGGTCAGCACGCCATACAACCATGTGCTTGGGGCTGCGGCGTCGGCCTATGCGCTCGCCGGATCGCCAGCGGAGTTGGCCCAGAATTACAGGCTTGTTGCGGCCCCAGGGGCGTTTGTGCTGGCTGGATCAGACGCCGGAACCGGCCAGCAGACCCTGATCGCGCGCGCCGCGGCGATCAGCCTGACCCCAGGAGCCGCCGGGCTCAGCCACGACCGCGTGTTGACGGCGATGTCAGCGAGTTTCGTGGTCAATTTCGTGTCGATCAACATCCAGGCTCCCCTCAACGGCGTCGGCGCGACCTGGCCCGGGGCCTATGTGGTGACGCCGTCGGACGCCAACCTCAAAGTGCTGCGGCGCATGGTGTCATCCCCTGGTGCCATCGTGCTTTCGGCGGCGAGCACCACCTTGTTGCGCGCGAGCCAGCTGACCGCGGGCGTAGGGGCCTTCAACGTGCTCGGCCCAGCCATCGCGCCTGTGCGAACCAGGAGGCTAACGGCGGCCTCTGCGGCTTACAACATCACCGCAGCGAGCGCTGGCGTCACCTACCTGCGACCGCTGCACGCGCAGCCCGCCAGCTACCTCGTGCACACGCTTCCTGTCGCCGCAACGCGACTTCGCGTGCTGCAGGCGCACACAGGTGCCTTCCAGTTGCACGGCTTATCAGTCTATAGATTTGAGCCTGGAGCAGACATAACGGCATCCTGGGCTAGACAGTCCAACATGGAGGTGACATGGTCTCCACACGCATCAACACTGCAACCGACGTGGCTGGATTGAGATGAGCGACAACACACCCCTCAACCCAGGTCTAGGCGGCGACACCGTCCGCGACATCGACCGCGGGGCCGCCAAGACCCAGGTGGTGCAGCTCGACTGCGGCGGCGAGTATGGCGAATTTCTCGTCAGCCTGAACAACCCAGCGCCTTTCGCGATTTATGACGGAGGGCCGAACAGCCTGCCGGCGCAGGTCGATAGCCTCGGCAATCTGCAGGTCAGCGACAGCGGCACGCTCGGCGCTAAGTCCAGTGACGCCCCGTTGTTCGTGGTGCTCACGGGTGACCCGAACGGCGACTACGGCGGGGTAAGCTGGCTGGAGAGTCTGCTCGACCCGAGCAACGGTCTAGCGCTCACGACATTCATCTCGAACCTGCCCAAACATGACAGTGTTGGCGCGCAAATGCAGTCGGACGCCATCCCTTTGGTGTTCAACATGCTGAGCGGCCAGGCGGTGATCATCGACACCTCCGGCTACCAGTCGTTCGAGGTCGCAACGAGCAACACGCTGACAGGCAGCGTCGCCTGCAGCGGGGATCTCGCCACCTGGGCGACCCTGCCAGGCTCGGCCACCGGCACCTCAGTCGCCAACACAGGCATCACGGCGTCGACCGTCACGAAGTTTGCCGCGGCTGGCCGGTTTGCGCGGCTCACCGCGACCGCGAACGGCATCGCCACCATCTATCTGCGCGCCGCGCCGCACCCGCTGGGCGGCATGAGCAACTTGCCCGTAAACATCGGCCTCATCGCCAACACCGCGCCAGCGTCCTCTGGCCTGGCTGGCGCGTTGGCGGTCGGCGGAACCGTGGCAGCAGCCTCTGCGGCCGGAGCGACCTTCCCGCTGGTCATGGCCGGCGTCGATCCAGGCGTGCTGATCCGCCGCATCCAGACCGACACCAACGGCAACACACAGCAGGTCGGAGCGCTGGCCATCGGCTATCAATGGGGTCAGTACAACGCCAAATACTACCCCAACGGCGTGCTCAACACGTCGCAGACCGCCGCGCAGTCGACCATCGCGCCTGTGCTGCTCAGCGGCCTCGACCAGGCGCTCGTGGCGCGCGCGGCGCAGCTGGACCAGAACGGAGCGTTGCTGCTGCGTCCGGCTCCGGCCAACGGCGCAGAGCGCTCTGTTCCAGAACTTTTGACCGAGCTGATCGGCCTCACCCGCGTCTTGGCGATCTATGCCAGGGAAACGCTCGCCATCACCGGCGGGACCAACGTAGACGAGCCGGACAGCCTGCTCGCAGACGTCCAGACCAACGCATTCAACAACATGCCCAATTGAGGAGATCGTTATGAACCTGAACTTCCTTCCCGCCCTTGCCGGCGCGCTTCTTGGCAAGTCTCGCACCTCTGGAGCTTACGCCCCCGGCGGCCTGTTCGGCGAAGGCCTCGTGTCGGAAGCCGGCCCGCAGTACCATGCCCTTGTCAAGTCTGGCATGGTGTTCTCGGCATCGGCGCTCGCCATCAACCCGACTGCCTTCTCCGGCGGCGCGGCCGGCACCCCGATCTTCGGCCTTTACAACCCGGCCGGCTCCGGCGTCGACCTCGTGATCATGCAGGCGCGCGCTGCGATCCGCAACTTCGGCACCGCCGCAGCCAACGCCTCGCTGGGCTTCTACTCGGCGGCGCAAGGCAACACCGCTCCGACCGGCGCATCGACGAGCCCGAAGCAGATGTATTCCCAGGCGACCACCGGCTCGGCGGCGCTGGCGATGGTCAACACCGTCAACACAGGCGCGGTGGCCTCCGGCCTCGTCGCGCCGTCTGTCGGCATCCAGGCGGTTGCGGCCGCAGCGGAAATTACCTCCCAGCTGCTCGACGACCTGAAGGGCGCGATCATCGTGCCGCCCGGCGGCTATCTCGCCTATGGCCTGTCGGCGGCTCTGACCGGCGGCTCGATCGACGCCTCGCTGATCTGGGCTGAAATGCCGGCGTAACCGGCCCTCTCCGGCCGCGAAGGGGCGGGCTGAATGTCATTGCTCACCCTCTATCAGCAAAACCTACAAGAACTGGCGCTGTCCATTCCGGTCAGCGCCAGCTCCATTTCGGTCAGCGGCGGCGACGCCATGCTGCTCTATGGCCGCGCCGTGATCGCGCAGGCCGGCGCGACAAACATCAGCGGCGCACCAACAAGCCTGCTGCGCGACAGCCTCCTGGTCGCCACGCCTGGGTTCGTGAGCGTGACGCCTGTCAACGCCTCGTTGCTCAAGGCCTCGCAGGTCTCGGCGCTGCCTTCGGGCTTCGCGCTTTACGGCGGCGCACAGACATTCAGCCGCTCCTACCAGATCGCTGGAGCGCCGGGCGCGATCACACTGGCGTGGCCAGGAGGGGAGCTTTCCGACGACCGGCTGCTCGGCGCGGCGGTTGGCGAGATCACCATCTTCGGATCGGCGTCGCTGACCAAAGGCTCTCTACTCGCTACAGGCTCCGGCCTCGTCGCGCTCTCTGGCGAGCCGGCGCAGCTCGGGACCACGAAAGGCTTACAGCCGAGCCAGGGCGCGATCACAATCACGCCGCAGAACGCCGCCTTGTTGCGCAGTCGGCTGCTGATCCCGGATGCCGGAGCCATCGTCCTGGCCTGGCCATCAGGGTCGCTCGACGTCATCGTGACCCTGATGGCATCCAGCAAAGCATTCACACTGCATAGCTATGGTGCTACTTTTGAATATCTCGCGATCGGATGGGTAGCCCCACCGATGCCGCCGCGACCGATAATCACCAAGGGCACCGCGAAGGCGTCGTTCAACGTGGCCACTGTCAACACGAAATGGGGGCTATAATGTCTCGCTTCATCCGCAAGAACAACATCGTCTGCGCCACCACGTTTACAGCCAACGACGGGTCCGGGCTTCAGCCCTCGACAGCCGAGGCTGTGCTGGTATATAAGAACGTTGCAGGTCAGCTTCAGACCGACAATGTTCCGCTGGTGCTTGGATCTGACAACGTCTGGTCTGGGTCTTGGGACAGCAGCAACGCCGCAGCCGGAAAGGTGGAGTGGGTCATCACCGGCTCAGGGCCTTTGCAGGCGGCCACCGAGGGGGTATTTCATGTTCTGGCAAACAAAGCCAACGCCAGTGTCGTGTGATATTCCGACGCTCGCGCCCGAAGACGCCGAAGACGCCATCGTCGCCAAGATCACGCTCTGGCACCGCGAGAACATGCGCTTCCTGGCCTATCTCGACGCCCATTTCATTCAGGACTGGCGCATCAAAATCCGCCAGCTCTGGACGATCCGGCTGGCGCTTTTCTACATCGTCCTGACCAGCGTGTTCGCCATCTGGGACGCGCTGATCGACACGCTGCCGCGCTGGATCTTCATTTCCGGCGGCCTTGTCATGGGGATCACCCTCGGCCTCGCCCGGCTCACCAAGCAGCCCGGTGTCGACGAATGACGCCGACCCCAATCAAGAAGCGCCTCGCGCAGGGCTCGGTGCTCACCATTCTCGCCACGACCTTCATAGGCGGCGAGGAGGGACTGCGCATCAACGCCTACCCGGACCCCGCCACGCGCGGCAAGCCTTGGACCGATTGCTATGGCCACACCGCTGGTGTGCGCCCTGGCATGCGCGAGAGCCTGACGCAGTGCAAGGAATTGCTGCGTCAGGATCTCGGCAAAGACGCCGATGCGCTCGACAAGTGCGTCACTTATCCCACCACCAACGGCCAGGCGATCGCCTTCCTGTCCCTGGCTTACAACATCGGGACCGGCGGCTTCTGCCGCTCGTCGGTGGCCAGGGATTTCAACGCCGGCCGCACGCAGAAAGCCTGCGACGACCTGCTACACTTCGACCGCGCCGCCGGCATCACCTTTCCGGGGCTCACCCACCGTCGCCAAGCTGAGCGCCGCCTATGTCTTGGAGAGTGATATGCAGCTCTTTGCGCTCTTTCCCGAGGTTGTTAACGGACTTCTTCTGGTGCTCCTGGCGGCGAGCGCCCTGGCAGTCATTATCTATGTGCCAGTGCCCTTTAAGCATTATCTGCTCTCGGCGGTCATCTTCGCTGCCGCGGCAACGTACATTTGGGGGGAGGGCTACCGTTCCGCCACCTCCTCCTGCCAACTCGCCATAGGCAAGCTCAACGCCCAGCACGCCGCCGACCTCGACGCCATCAACCGCGCCGACGAGAAGGCGCAGATCGACGCGGTCACCAAGGCGAAGGCCGAGGACGACGCCAACATGGCGCGCGTCAAGGCCGATCTCGATCGTGAGGTCACCGCGGCCGATGCGAGCAAGGCCGAATTTAACGCGATCCTCGGCGAGATCAACAAGGCATCGGCCGACGCTGACCGCCCGGCCCCTGGACTGATCCTGGACGCCATCGCGAGGAGCAAGAAATGAGCGGCGACCACAAGGCTTTTTTCCGAGCGCTCGTCGCCTTTGAGGTGCTGGTGATCTTCGGCGTCATCTGTCTGTGTCTTGGTGGATGCGCCCAAGATCCGGCCCCCGTTGTGGTTTCCGCGCCGCCTGTCGCCGAAAAACAGCGCCTTGCCGACATCATTCCTGGCGCGACACTGGGTTGCTCGCCGGAGCCGAACGGCGACAAGGTCAAGACCATCAGGCAGACCGCGAGCTATATCATCGGGTTGCGCGCCGCTGGCGACGACTGCCGCAGAAAGCTTGGCATTGTCCGTAATGTGATCCAGAACGAACAATGATGCGCTGACTAGGAATGACCTGATGGATGCGGAGCTGTTCTATCGTTTTGGCCCAGTGGCCGCGCCGATCCTAGACTGGGTCTATGACGGCGCAGGCTGGGTTGCGACCAACAAGGTGCTGGTCGGAACGATGTTCGCTCCAATCATGGCTGCGATCATCACCTACAAGGCCACCATGCGCAGCGCGGCCGTCGCCGAGCTGGCGCGCATTGACAACAGGGATCTGTCCGAGCGCCAGATCATCCACACCGAGAATGTCGAGCAGACCGACGCCATGACCCGGCGCTTTGAGGCGCTGATGGACGGATACGACAAGCGTGTCGACGATCTTCTGATGGAGGTGACATCGTTGCGCACGGAGGTCATCTCGCTGCGCAAGGTGCTGGACAGGCAGAGGACGATCTGCCACGGTTGCGATCGGTTCATGCTCTGGAACATAGAGGCATCGAGTGCCCCCACCGCCTAACCCAAACGCACCTCCGGAGGCTATCACCTTCGGCAAGTTCACCGGGCTGCGCAACACCGTGACAGCCGAGCGGTTGAGCCCGTCTGAGCTGGCGTCGGCGGTGAACATAGACCTGGACGACGCCGGGCAGGCGCGACGCCGCCGAGGCTACACCCTAAAGCTCTCTGGCGACATCCACAGCCTGTTCGGGGCCAACGACGGCTCGATCTATGGCGTGCGCAACAATAATCTCGTCATCATCAACCCGGATTACTCCACCGAGGTGCTGAAAGTCGGGCTCAACTCCGACCCCAGCGCCGGGCTCGATCCGCTGTGCTGGGCGCAGGTCGGCGACACGATCTATTACTCGTCGCGCTCGGACAGCGGCCAGATCAAGAATGGTGCGGTGTTGCCGTGGGGCGCTCAGGATGCGGCCGGCGAGTGGTTCTCTCCTGTGCTCAACCCGACGGCCAACCTGCCGGCGATCCGCGGCAAGCTGCTGGCGGCCCCGCCGATGGCCAGCTGCATGACCTACTTCAACGGCCGGCTTTATCTGGCGCAAGGCAGGACACTGTGGGCGACCGAGCTATTCTCCTACAATTTTGTCGATAAGACCCGCGGTTTCAGGATGTTCGAGGGGGAGATCACCCTGCTCGGCACGGTTGGCGACGGCATTTATGTCGGCACCGACGAGGGCCTGTGGTTCATGACCGGCAGTTGGGGAGAAATGAAGCGGTCGCGCATCATGGACAGCGCCGTCATCCCTGGCTCGATGGTCGACATCCCAGCCGAACTGGCCAACCCTCCGCAGGTGCCTGCCGACGCCGACACGCCGATGAAAATATCCATCTCGTTCCTCACGACGACCGGCTTCTGCGTGGCGCAAGATGGCGGCCAGGCCTATAACCTGACAGAAGACAAGGTGGTGTTCCCTGACGCCGTCCGATCAGCCGCATTGTACCGTCGACAAGATGGCATCAATCAGTATATTGCTGTGACAGACAGCGGCGGCACGCCGACTGCCTCGACGCGCATTGGCGACTATGTGGACGCGGAGCTGATCCGCGGCGGTCGCTGGAGCCCGGCGCGGGATGGCGTGGTGATCGGCGACCGACTGACCCCCACATGGAGCTAGGAGCAGGAACATGAGCGACGGTTTTGAAGACAATGGCATGGGACTGTTGCTGCCCAAGCCGCAGATTTTGGTGAAGGGCTTCTACGAGGCCGAGATCATCCGCGGTGGCGAGACGATCGACAAGTTCTCGTTCGAGAACACGGTGGTCAACGAAGGGCTTAACTCGCTCCTCAATGTCTACCTGAACGGCTCGACGCCCAACGTCTCCTGGTATCTCGGACTGTTCACCGGCAACTATACGCCTGTGGCCACCGACACCGGCGCAACCATCGCCGGCAACGCGACCGAGAGCAACGCCTACACCGCCTCGACGCGCCCGCAGTGGACGCCTTCCGCGGCGTCTGGCCAGTCGATCACCAACTCGGGCTCGCGCGCCGCCTTCACCTTCAACGCCTCGGCGACGATCTATGGCGCGTTCCTGATCGCCAACGCCACCATCGGCGGCACCACCGGCCCGCTGTTCTCGGCGGCGCGCTTCGGCACATCGAAGACCGTCGTCACCGCCGACGAGCTGCTGCTCACCTACACCTTCACTGCCGCCTCGTCCTAAGCGACGCGACAGGGCGCGCGGCGGTTACGCGCCGCCGCGCGCATTTATCGGCTAGGAGGCGGCCATGACAAATTACACGATGACTACGGTCAAGGGCGCGTTCGCGCTGACCCCGATCGCCGCCGGGCTCAACGGCGTCTACCTGCCCTCTCTCGCCGATCAGGCCAACTTGTCCGGCGGGCTCTCCTACGCCCTCGCGGTGCAGCTCAACTCGACCGCCACCTTCGCGCAGTCCGCGAGCTGGGCCTACCTGCCTGGCTGCTCATTCTCCGACACCGTGACGCTCACCAACATCATCAACGGCATCGGGGTTTACGGGCTCTCCCAGGCCGACGCCGTGGGCTTCGCCGACGCGATCAACGCCGCGCATCCAGTGATCTATGGCGACGTCGTCACGCTGTCCACGCTGGTCACGCCTGTGCTGGCGCTGACCGTGCTGCAGGGCCTGAAATTCAACGACGCCGCGGCCGTGCAGGCCAGCTACGGGCTCTCGATGTACGAGGCCGTGACGCTCAATGGCGGCATGTTCAATTTCTTTTCCGGCTCGCTCACCGATGGCATCCATCTGGGGGACAGCCAGGCGATCAACTATTACGCCACCGCGGTGGCCGCCGACGCGCTGGTCCTGTCCGAGTTGTGGGGCAACTCGCTCCTCATCGCGCTGGAGGTCGACGAGGAGATCGTGCTGGACGACGCCGAGATCCTGAACATGATCTATGCCGGCGATCCGCTGCTCGACACGGTGCGCCTGACCGCCGGCTGGGTCACCCCGGACGGCAACTTCACCGCCTGGGCGATCAACACGCGCAACAATTACGTCACCGAATATCGCAACTGGAGCTTCAACAGCTTCGTCAAGTCTGGCCACAAATACCTCGGGGCCAGCTCCGAGGGGCTGTTCGAGCTGAACGGGGCGGACGACGCCGGTAGCGACATCCCGGCGCTGCTGCAAGGCGGGCTGATGGACCTCGGCGATGGCAAGTTCACCGCCTTCAAAGCCGCCTATCTCGGCATGCGGATCAAGGACGACGCGCGCGACGTGCTCCTCAAGCTCGTGACAGGCGACGGGGTCGAGTACGTCTATGCCGTCAAGCCTAACGACATGCGCTCGAAGCGCGTCGACATGGGCAAGGGCCTGCGGTCGCGCTATTTCTCCTGGGCGCTGGTGACCGCCGCGGCCGATTTCGACCTCGACAACATCCAGTTCCTGCCGCTGATCTCCAACCGCCGGATCTGAGATGCCGTTCAAGCCACCGATCGGCGGCCCGCTGGACCTACCCACCACCGTCTCCTACGACGTTCAGGCGTCTCCGGACTGGTGGCGCAACAACTCTGCAGATGACGCCTTCGCCGCCGCCGAGATCATCGTCGCAGGCTACGCGGGAGCGATCAACCAGACCGTTTTCGCCTCGCGCCAGCAGCGCCAGATCATGAACATGCAGCAACAGCGCGTCGCCAGGCAGTTGCCAGGCTTGTTTATTGAGGTGACGTGCAGCTCCGGCATGGAGACATTGCGCCTAACCGTGCAGCCGGAAAACGCCCCTGGCGGAACAACCGGAAACTCTGTGCAGCAAGGCGGCGTGTTCGACGTCAAGGTGCCCTTCGTTGGCTTCCCCGTGCCTGGAATGGGGTCAGTCGGCGGCGATACATACCCAGATATGCTGCTATGCAACGGCCCGGCGTGGTTCTTCGACCCAGTGTTCTCGCCTTCCGACAGCGGACTGACGTCAAAGCAAGACACGACGACCGGCTTGTGGGTCTGCGCGAACGCGCTAACCACTCCGGATCAGGCGTCCGGCACGACATCCTTGCCGAAAATCCTGCTCCACTCCGAGCCCCCTGGCACGGGCAGCCTGATCCAGCTCAGCAACATTGACGAAGCCTATTGGTGCAAAGGCACCGGCGGGTCCGCAATCTTGACGCAGCCCTTGGCCGGCAAGCAGTATTGGGAGGTCGAGATCGTCGCCATTCCGCGCGGCAGAGTGCCTGCCGGAATCGACATCCAGGTTCCGACGCCAGCCGCTCCGACCCTCATGCAGGTGCCTCTACCGAATGTCGACTACCTGCCCCAGATCGGAGCCAACGTTTCGACGGTGTTTATCGCGAGTTCAAATGACACCTCCACCACCGCGCCAACGTTTCATCTGGAGTGGCCGACTTTACTCGACAGTTGGGGCACGCCCATCATCGGGGTATGTCCTGGATATTACTTGCCGGCGGATATGCTGCCTGGCGATCCTACCAAGGCGGCGAAGAAGTTTCAGGATTACACCAGAGTGGTGGGGCTTGACCCTTATATCGACCCAGCAGGTCCGAAGAACCTGCTGGCCCGCTCTATCGCGCTGGTCAGCACAGCGGCGACAAGCGCATTGAAGCAGACGCCGCGTTCCGGCTACTTCCCCGGAATGTGGGAACAAAGCTTCATGACGACCATCGGCAACCAATCCGAGCTGTCCGCGGGATGGGCTGACTACAAGTCTAGGATGGCGAGTTATGATCCTCGGACTGCTTATGCCAAACCGACACTTGGCCCCGCAACGATTGGCGGCGTTGGATGGGGGCAGGTTTGCTACGACAGCTCAGTGTTCACGCCTGCGCCTGGGACGCCCGCCGCCGTCCCCGCCAGCGGGACGGTTTACGCGGACACGCCGTTTCCACAAGTAGGATCGGTCACAATCACGCTTCTTGGATCAGGGTCACCCACCACAGCCTCGTTAGTGGGGCCACCGAGCGCTGGCGTCGCGCAGCCTGACGGGTCTATATCTCCGCTGACTTATTGGCCGGAACCCGGCGCGTCGCCGCCTTATTTTCAAACGCTCCAGGTGTACGATGGCGGCGTCCCGCCCGCCTACCCGAACCCCAGCTATTTCGCAATTTATTACGTCGGCGACAGCGGGGCGTCGTCCACGGCGTTCCGATACACCTCCGGGTTTTTCGCCCCCTTGGACGACCCTTTTTCAACGGTGAAGGTGCCAATCTCTGATCTGTTCGGATCATCCGTGACCGGGGCGATCTCCAACTATACCCAGTGCTTTCAGGACATAATCCAGGACGGATATCACTCGCCGGTCATCATCGGCCGCGTCGATCTTATCCCTGGCCTTGCGATTTCGGAGACGAGCTACAGCTTCACGCTGATCCTGACGCCCTATGGCGACGGCAGCCAGAGCCCGCTCGATGGCACGATGGCTACCCAGTGGATGACGCTCTCCGGCAGCCGGTCGGCCCCTGGCGGAAACATGGGGCCGACCGGCCTCTATTCCGGCGTCGACCTCGGCGAGCTGGCCGTAGGGGACGTGGTGATGGTCGCCACCGACACCGCCACCGGCTACATCTGGTTCGGTAAAAACGGCGTCTGGTACGGGCCGGACCCAAGCGGCGGGTCGACAGTGCAGCTCACCAGCGCGGACGGCCCGGCCATCGGCACCAAATGGACCGCGATCATGGACGGCTTCCCGAAATCCGCGACGCCGGTGAAGCCGCCGCCCGGCAACACCGATCCAACGCAGGCGCAGCCGCAGTATTTCCCGGCGGTTGGCTGGCGTATCGGCGCGATGGAGGCGAAGATCCACTATGGCCAGGGCATGAAATTCCCAACGCCGGGGGGCTTCAAGCTCTACGGGCAGTCGACATCGCAATTGTAAGCGCATAACATAGCACCGCACGAGGACCGCCATGACCGAACCGCAGCAGCTCATCCCGCTACCGCCGCCAGCTCCAACTGTCGTGCAGGTGCTCGGCGCTGGCGATCTCTCGACGATCTACGCCACCACGCAGCAGATGGTCTCGCTGGCCACCAGCTTCATGACGTCGCTGCAGTATTCGGCGACCGGCAGCGCGCCGCTCATCACCCCGGATTTCCCGACAGTCACCGCCGCGCCGACGTTGCTCACCGCCGGCATGCCAGCGCTGGTCGACGTCGCCTGGACGGTGCCGACGCAGCCTGGAGCCTTCGGCGGCATCGCCCCCAACGTGTCGAGCTATCTGCCAGGACCGTTCCAGGGGATCGCGCCCTCGCTGGTGTTCGGCGCGCTGCCGGTGTCGGACTATGGCGCGGCCCCGGACGCTCCGGCCATCGACCTCAATTTCACCATGCCGACGCTGTCGATCACCCTGCCGGTCCCGCCGCAGTTGATGAGCCTCAACAGCGTGACCTTCAATGGCGTGACGCTGCCGACGCTCGACGTCACGGTGCCGCAGCTCACCGCCGTCGCGCCGAACATCATGCCCTATCAGGAGAATGGCGTCTATGTCTCGACGCTGCTGACCTCGCTGCAGGCCGACCTCTCCCAGGCGATCACCGACGGCACCTACCTGTCGCTCGACCAGCAGGTGCAGGCCGCCATGTGGGACGCCGCGCGCGAGCGCGAGTACCGCGCCCAGGCCGACGCGCTCGCTGATCTGGAGCGCATGGAGGTCTTGGGGATGGCGTTTCCCCCAGGCGTCTACCTAGACGCGCGCCTCAAGATCCAGACCGAGACCCAGAACACCACCGCCGGCCTGTCGCGCGACATCATGGTCAAGCAGGCCCAGCTGCAGCTCGACAACCTCACCAAGGCGCGCGAGCAGGCCACGGCGCTGGAGGGCAAGCTGATGGACTATACCAACAACATGGCGCAGCGCGCGTTCGAGAGCGCCAAGTTCGTGGCGGAAAGCGCCATCCAGATCTATAACGCCAACGTCGAAGCCTATAAGGCCAACCTCCAGGGCTTTACCGTTCAGGCGCAAATCTTCGACACCAAGATGAAGGGCGCGCAGGTCCAGGTCGACATCTACAAGACCGAGATCGAGGCGGAAAAAGCCCAAGTGGAGATGAACACCCAGCTCGTCGAGCAGTATAAGGCGCAGGCCTCTGTGCAGATGATGTTCGTCGACATTTACAAGGCCGAGCTGGGAGCGATCGAAACGCAGGCCAACCTGCAGAAGATCATCGTCGAGGCCTATTCCGAGCAGATCAAGGCCTATGTCGCCAAGATCAACGCCTTCTCGGCCCAGGTCGAAGCGTACAAGGCGTCTGTGGAGAGCCAGGGCGTCGTCGAGAACGTCTACAAGACCCAGGTCGACGCCTATGCCGCCACGGTCAATGCCGGCGCGCAGGAGGCCACCGCGGTCATCGAAGGCTTCAAGGCCCAGGTCAGCGCCTACACCGCCCAGCTCGACGGCTACAAGGCCGCCGTCACCGGCATGGCCGAGGAGGCCCGCGCCGCCGCCGAGCACAATCAAGCCGCCGCCGACGTCTACAAGGCCGAGATCCAGGGGATCAGCTCCTACAACGAAGTCCTCACAAAAGAGTGGGAGGCGACGATGAACATCTCGGAGAAGATCGCCGAGGTGGCGATCACCGCGGCCAAGGCCAACGGCGACCTCTATATCGCCAACAAGAACGCCATCATCGAAGCGGAGAAGGGCGGCGCGCAGGTCGCGGCCCAGCTCGGCGCGGCGGCGCTCAACGCCATCCATTTCTCGAACTCCGCGAGCTGGTCGTCCTCCACGAGCTACAGCCTTGCGAACTCCGTCTCCAACAGCTACTCCGGCGTCGACAGCTACAGCCAGAGTGTGAGCGCATAAGGACAGATCATGGTGGATTTCGACGCAGCCCTTCAAAACAAGTACCGCATCCTCGGCCAGGAGGCCGACGCGCGGACCACCACGGCCAACGCCGACGCCGGGCTCGCCAACGCCCGCGCCGCGGCGCTCCCGATCGAGACGCAGGCCCAGGCCGGGCTCTATGGAGCGCAGTCGGGGCTCTATGGCGCGCAGGCCGACGTCGCGCACGCCGACCTGGCTCCGGCCTCGCAGGCGCTTCAGGCGGCGGTGATGAACCGCATCCAGCAGCACCAGGCCGCGCAATGGGGGCTTCCGGGTTTTGGCGACGGCATGGGCCAGCCGCAGGCGGACCCGAACGCGCCAGTGGAGACGCGCCCGAACGGGCCGACCGGCTCCAAGCTCATCACCTTTCCAGGCAAGGGCCTCCCGGCCAGTCAGCCGGCCGCTCCGGCCACAGGTCAGCCGGCCACAAATTTCGCCGCGCCCGGCGTCGGCTCTTACGCAGCCACCGCCGCCAGTCCGTCAATCAGCACGTTGCCGCCGGCTGATCCCAACGACCCAAACGACCCACGCAACAAGCAGCCGATCCACTATTCGGCCGGCGGCATTGTGCCTGGCCACGGCTCAGGAGCGGTCGACAAGGTGCCCGCCGTGCTCGCGCCGCATGAGGCCGTGCTGAACGCCGGGGCCGCCGCCCACCTGGGGCCGCATCTCATCGACGTGATGAACTCGATCGGCGCGCACAAGATGGCCATGGAGGGCAACGCGCCGCAGGTTCAGGCGCAGCAGAGCGGACCCGCCCAGGCTCCCGGCAAGGGCATGCCGGCACCCAAGGGCAAACCGGAGGCGAAGGGCAAGCCGCCCGAGCACCACGCCCAGGGCACCGCCAACGTCGGCGCTGGCGGCGGCTCGGGCTCCTATGGCGACTATCTCCAGGGGCTGCAGACCCAGAACCCCACGTCTACCGCCAATGTCGTGTCGGATATGCGGGCCAAGCTGGGCGGGCCGTCAGCGCCCCGCCCGCAGCCGAAATAATCAGATCGGCCAGATCGTTGTCACGAGCCGGCCGATCCACAGCCCCGCGAGGAGGGCTGACACCACGAAGATGAGACGCATGTGGAGCTGCGAGATTTCGTCGGGCGGGGTCATGTGTTCTCCACCAGTTTGAGGTCCGGCTTGGCGGCTTTCGGCGGCTGCCGGACCGGGCTCGGGCCAGGGATGCCGCCCTTGATCGGCTTCATGATGTCCATCACCTTGCCGGCGATCTCCGGGTGCCGCATGTCGATCAGATAGCAATAGGTCTGTGCGCCTGGGCTCTCGGTGTCCGACCCCAGCACCTTGCGCGCGGCGGCGTTGACGATGACCTTCTGCTCGACCAGCGTGGCGATGCAGCCGCGCGACGAGATCGACTTCTTGATGCAGTGGGTGCGGAAGGCGTCGCGTGAAATCCACATGAGCTTGTGCTCGTTCTCGATGCGCCCGCGCGCCGCGCCGCGGGGATAGCGCGTCGGCGAGAGGTTCGAGCCCGAGCCCTGGATGATGAAGACGTCGGCCTGGATCTCGTCGAGGTAGCTGGCGAGCGTGTTGAGCGGCGTGGTGTATTCGTCGACCAGGATGCCGCGCATCTTGGGCAGCTGGACCTCAAGCAGCCATATCCGCATCGCCTTCATGTCGAAGCTGAGCAGCCCGAGCTGGGCGCAGATTATGCCGGCGATCAGGTTGCAGGCGAATACCGCGGAATAGAAGCGCTCGCCGCCTGTAATGATGCTGTGGGCGTCGATCTTGCGCACCATCTCCTGCACGCGCAGCGCCACCGAGGCGTAATTCCTGACCACGTATTTGACGAACTCCTCGCCGATCCAGCCATAATTCTGGCTCAACGCGCGGAAGTAGGCGTCCGCTTCGGGCTTGCCGGCGTTCGAGCATTTCTTGAAATCCAGCTCGATGACGCGCATCGACCCAGCGGCTCCGGCGGCGTTGTCCTCCGACAGCAGGCCGTGCAGGCTCTTGTTGGCGGTGGTCATGGTGATCGTCGACTTGCTGGTGCCGCCCGTGCCGAGGC